TCCCGATTCTTGTGGGCCATCAGTTGTTTCTGAATCAACTGAAAAGACTGATTCATTGCTTCGGATATCTCCCAAGCTTGCATTTCCTATATCTGTTTCTGGCATTTTATTCTTGAACCCTCACTGGTAATTGTAATATACATCTTGTGTTTCCTGACGCTAATGATAGAGAATGATTTCCTGTAACTGCTGTGTTTATTGGATTTATTGCTAACATTGCTGCTGTGTCTTCAGTTCCAGATGTATCTCTTACTAAGATGTTTACTGTTAATCTGATTTGTTCACCTTTCTTTATTGTAGTACGAGGAACGGTTATATTAAATGTTCCTGATACATCACTGTCAGAACCTGCATCATTTGAACCTACATTTGTATGATTTGCTATTTCTGTTTCAGTTGTTCCATCCCACTTTCTTAACCTTACAATTATTTGAGATGTTCTTTGGCTACCAACTCCACCAACCCATACTGCCCAAGTTGCTTTTACTAAAGCAGTTCCTTCAACAATAATACTTTGCTGTAATATTTCTGAATCAAAGTCAATGTCTACACTTGTTGTTAAAGTTCCACTATTAACAGTTGTTCCATTTACTTGGTGTCTTACTAAAGTATGGTCAAGTAATGTATTGAACAATGTTGGATTATCAGTTTCAGCACTTTTAACTAATTTATATTCATCTCCACTACTTGGTCTAAATCCCACACAATCATAATTAACCAATACAACTCTTGTTGTAATGTCAGTTGAACTTCCAGAGATTTGGATATCTTGCCCTCGTGGGAATAAGTTATTAAAATTTAGAGGCATTAAATCCAATCCTCACTTCATCTTGTACCAATCCTTCTCCCCTTTGATTGAATGGTCTAGCTAATCCTAAAGTTATCATTTCATCAGCCACATCCATCCCAGTATGATGTACTTCACCAAGAAGTCTACCAAACTTCCCAACCCGATTTTTTTTGTCAATATTAACCATTACTTCTTCACCTTCAATTCTCTGTTCCAGCCAGGATTTTGCATCCTCGCCGCCTTCCTTTAATTCTTTCGCTGCCGACTTTAGGAATCTCACAGGAAATGAAAAATCTCTTTCTTGCCATAACACACTCACTGTATCTCCATCAATTACCCTTTCAACCGTACACGTAAAATCATCGAAAATCTGCTTATGCGGACTGTCAAAATAATGTGTTTGCGCTTGGTTATTCGTAAGTTCAGGAAATGCCCTAAAGTCGTGTTCATGAACCATTGATGTATACCTTAGTCTTCTTATCTCTAAGAATAGATATTGCTCGTAATGCTGCGTCTCTCAATAAATTAATCATAGATTCTGCTTCACTCCGACTGGTATATCCCCCCATGTCATATGATATGATATATATTGCAGCAAGATTAGATGCTGCTTCTTTCAGTAAATCTCTATTGTCTGCATCTAGACCAGAGTAAGCATCACTCCAATTAAATCTAGTCATGCAATTGATTAATGATTCGGCTTGTGCCACGAAATCATTTACAAAAGCTTCCGCTGTTGCTGTTGCCGATGCTCCCGCTCCTGCTTTTCTTGTACATTCAGTTGTTGTTGCAAATACGCCTTCGTCTGCCATATATAGTTCCTAATATATGTAAATATTTAAACTTTTCTCACGGATGCACCATGCTGCACGGATTAATGCTTCAGTAATGTGTGTATAATTTCCGAAAAGTTTAAGTCTTCCGTCATCAGTATACTCAGCTTGGACTGATTTTAATGACAACATTACGTCTGGGTTATCTCGTAGTCGCACTCGCCCTTGCTCCATTAGTGATAATAGGTTATTATAGAGATCTTCTTTCAATAACTTCTTTCTTTTTCCTGATTCTTTGTCTAAGTCTAACCCTCTACTTGAGTTATTTATTGGAATTACTTTTCTGCGAGTTTGCGTATGTTCCAATAAAGGATCGAATACGGCAACTCCTAACCCTTGATCATCAACGAAAATCTTTTTGTAGTTGTATCTTATGTCTTTTTCGAGAATTGCGCGCACGGTTTCGGTAGTTAAAGTCTTTGAGGTAATCATTAAATCAATCTCAGTAAGATTTCCGTTCTTTTCCATAATGGAAAAAAGAACGGAATCGTCTCTTCCCATCCGAGCCACATCAACACCAAGGTAATTAGTTCCACTCGCAATGGGGGTGTCCTTCCTTAGTGTCATGCAACTCTTAATCAATTTAGTTGCAAAGAATTGTCTCAGTTCATCAACAAATTCTCCAAGGTACTCTTGGGCATATTGCAATTTAGACATTCTACTTTTCTCCTGATCCAAGAAATCTTGGTTCTTACGAGGGCAGTCTTCAGAACTTATATTAAAAGAGGTAAAGGTTTTGTCAGAGAAGCATCTGAAGAAGTAACCACCTTTCCCGAATGGAGTACTTAGTAGAATTATATCGCCTCTAGTGACCGCAAGCATTGGTGTAACTGCTGTCCATACTTCTTCTGGTATAAAAGCAGCTTCGTCTGCAATAAGCAAGTCAATAGTGTAGCCTCTAATTCCATGCCCCGAGAGACCAGTAGGGAGACAGTAGATAGTTGATCCATTAGTGAGTTTAATTCTCGACTTTGTTGGACGATCTTTTCCTTTTTTAATTGATCTTTTGTCAGTTTCATAAATATACTCCAATATTTTGTCAAATAGTAGATAAGCTTGTCTCTCTACACTTGCAATTACTAATATGTTCTTCTTAGGGTTGTCTAAAGCGTATTTACCTGCTTTAACGCCAATAATAGTACTTTTACCAACTTGACGTCCAGATCTCAAAACTATGTTACCATCAGTTTCTAAGACCTTCTTCTGCCAATCATCAAGTTTCATATTAGTCTAGCACCACATACTGCACAGAAAGGTAAACCTATGATCTCTGCCCTCCAACAACAAGTTGAATTATTATTATATTTCATTTTTTAAATTATTCCTCTGGGTTCCTACATCAACCCAACCCCAACCAAACCAAACTCGCATAACAAACCAACCAATAATACATACACATACCAATACACACCTATACTCACCTAAGGGCCGAAGGCCCGAACGGAGTGAGGGCCTGAGCGACCAGAGGGAGCGGATAGATAAGACCGACTGTCAAGGAGGTCTAGATAAAAGGACTAATTAGTTACGAGACCTTTGGTCGATAGTAACTAATAGTGGTAAATTGATAGATAGCCACCCCATATGGCTGGTGGACTAGATTCTCTTACCAATAGATAGCTAGACAACTAGTCTATTAGATATTAGATAACTAGTTGTCTAGACATTCGTTCCAGCATCCAGCTACAAGTGGAGCTAGTAACTAACTCCCTAAGAAGGCTTACTAGTAAGCCTTATAGTTAAACTAGTATATCTAGATATCTAGTCTGTATGCTATAGTTACTGGCACGAATGTGCAACTTCCCATGCCAAACATAACCACCAAAAGACGAAAAGAAGAATAAGTCCCTCAGGACCCATTCTTCATCACCTTGTTCATGTACGTGACTGGTTTGATATCAGTCATGATAGTTTTGTGAATTACAAATCTACCATCGTTGCTCAACTTTACAGTTGTCTCAATTATTGGTTTGTTACTTGTTATTTCATTCATTTTAGTTTACCTCACTTGTTATGGTAAGCTCAAATGTATGTGATAACTAGATACATTCCTTATTGAGTTCAACTAGTTGATCAGCTATTCTGGTTAATTGTTTAATGATACCAATGGCTAGTTCATTATCCATTCTTCATCAACTCTTCTCTGGCTCTAAGTTTAGCTTTAAATGTATTATACATCTTATCTAGTTCTCCATAAAATACATCACAAGCTATATTTTCAACTTCACCTATTGTTAATACCATAACACACTCACCCTTGTACTGGTTTAAGACTGCCATGAACTACATTGGCAAATGAACCACGATCAGTCTTTTTGTTTAATGTCATAAATTCACATCCCTTTCCTACAAAGATGCTATCAATGTCCATCTTCTTACCAGCTTCTAAACTAGCTCCAAAATCTAAGCATAGTTTTCCCAACTTACTAGCTACAGTTAAACTAGCTGGTACTCCGTATGCTAACTTCATACCATTTTGTGTTTCTATTATTAAATCCACATACTTAAATGGTTTCTCCCTCATTCTTACTTCTACTATCTTACCTACATGCTTCCCATCATCTAATGTTTTTATTTCTTCTACAGTTAATTCCATTTCCCATTCATCTCCGTTTATTTTTTTTTGTTGTTTGTCATTGTGTGCTTTCCACACCATGTTGTCAAAACTCATCTTGCAAATGTATTTATGATCTCTTGCTTGAATTCATTATCTGACTGTAATTTTACTGGATCTCTAATATGACCTTCTTGGTTTCTTATTGATCTACCTGCTCGTTTGATAGTTCCTTCTTTGTATCTAGTGTCTCCAAACGCATGTTCCCATTTCTCTAGTAATATCTTATCACATTCTTTAGCTTTCTCATGTATTTCATACACCCATTTCACTTGTTCTTTTATTGTATCTAATTTCATTTCACATCACCTCAAATGTTACTTCAAATGTTCCATTTAACCATTTGTTCTTATCTTCTATTTGTTTTCTTTTATTATCTGACATACTGTCTGGTTTTGCTTGTATCAATTTTATCAATTTCTTTTCTTTGTTAACCGCCCAAACATCTATTGGTGAGTGAGAGCCTGCTGATCTCTGTACAATATCCCAGCCCAATTTGAGCAATTCTGTTCTTAGCTTATACTCTTTCCGTCTGCCTTTTAGGTAATTTGTCATTTACTACTCCTACTATGTATTGAATTTACTTAGTGTGGCTATTGCATCTTTAACAATATGTTCCTCGCCGTTAAATAAACTATAAAATATTTTCCGTTCTCTTTTAATTGGATATACCCAGCCCGCTCCTTTCATAGTCTTTAAAGTTTTTAACAAATAAGCATAATCAATTTTTAGTTTACTTGAGATCTCACTAGCGTAATGGAACCTTTTATCAGTACTATTTAGGAAAATTACAACCCTTGCTTCATTAACTCTCATGTTTGATCACCATACATATAGGAATACTCTCTAGTATATAAACATTGTGTATCTACAGAGTGTGACTTAAAAGTCATTGCCCCAGCACCAACCCCAATGGCGGGGATTTTATATTACTGCGG